ATCATCGCAAATCCTGACGGAACGAAGAAAAAATCAATTCGTATCAATGTATGTCAACTTGCTCCCGGTCACCTCAAAAGTGCACGCTTAAGTAAAGAAAGCGAACCAATCAAATGCGAAACAACAGACAAATATGTCTATGTCCCACTCGATCGCTTTGACTGGCAAGGACATGTTGACGCTCTCGATAATCTTGAACTTATTCGAAATGCAGTTGGTACACTTAACAACGGAATCATACCCGCTATTAACGGTGTCAAAAAGCACTTCGTATCCAAGCTACCTAAAGATGAATGGGTTACACTAGATGTATATCTCAACAACCTCTACAAAGCCTGGGCTAAAGCAAATAAAAAGCAAAATCAAATGGTGCTAGATGTTAACAGTATCAAAGACTGGAACGAATGGGATCAAACAAAATGCGTCAGCCTTAAACAAGTAACCGCAGATCCAAATGTATCCTACCTTGCAGAAGTTGTTCATAATACACGATCTAAAGATAAAGACATCATTAAATACAGCCAAGTAATCAATGCATGTAAAATACTCAATCTTGTAGATAAGACTTACGACTTCATCAAAACAGAAACAACACTGCTTAATAAAAAATATCCACTAATCGAAGCATTAGCACCTGGCTATCGTCAAGCAGACGACAAGTCATTCATCAAACACATTAACAACTACATTCAATCAGTATCATGAACACACCATTACAAGTCTATATAAAGAGCCACAAAGGAGTTAAATCTAACCCTCTTGTGTCTCAATATAATCTCAAACTAGTCAAAGCATCTCTTCGATCCTTTGAACTACCTGAAAATGCCATCACCATATCAAGAAAAGGTGACTCAACCATATATCGTTACACTCACTCTGTAACCATGAGCCAACATCAAAACTATGGATGGTCAGACTATGCTCAAATCATTGAGTATACACGCGATGGTCAACGAGCCTATGAATACAGTGGTCGCACTCCTAACGGTAACACTCACAATAACTTCATGGAAACCTTTCGTTCTATTAGTCCAATAATAGATCAGTTGTTCAGTCGATAGCCTAATAACAAAGCCCGAGCCTTGTCAGTAGCTGGTTACTACTGGCAGGGCACTCTTTTTATCCCGAGTCAATATCAATGGCTAGCTTACTATCATACAGTCCACTATTTAAAGCGTTACAAATACAGATAAGTGACGAGCTATGCTCGTATATATTAGATCCAATACAAGAAAGTGACGAGCGTTGCTCGTGGGTTTTTAGTTTTGTTGTGCTCATTTGGCAAACGGTAAACAAACTGCGAGCAGTCCATTTGATTTGTGAATTTTATAAAGTGAACCGAGAGACAAGGATATCCGACCTAATGACGATTCCCTGCTTAACACTAACCTAATTAAATCTCTCTCGTTTCATTTCATACTATGGACAACAACGACAACACAATGTTCAACAACAACGATAACTCTAATGACGACAACTTCGATTTCGATCAATTCATCGGAAGCAACCCACTCGAAGTCGGCACACAAGAAATGGAACTTCTTCGTGTTATCGACAAGCCATCCGAAATACGCCTCACCTTCAAACAAAACGGCCGTGAGGGAATCGCAAGCGAGATGTTCTCCAAAACATCAACCGAACAAGGATGGGTCATCGGCAAATGGCTTAAGGTTTTCAACATCGAAAAGCCAATCGGTATGAACAAAGCAGACTCCTTCGCACATGTAATCAACGGCTTAAAAGACTGCATCGGTGAACACTTCACAGTTGAAGTAACCAAAGCCCCCGTCGGCGACAGCTTATTCAACGCAGTCACCCAAGTCTCCTAACCACACACCTCAAGCAGGCAGAGTCCAATCCTCTGTCTGCTTATCTTTTCTCTATCAAACCAACAACCAACCACTATCATGACATTTGTACAAAAACCTGCTCCAAGAATAATATTTAATGTATTCGCCAACGAAAAACTAGAAGAAACAGAAAACAAATTATATAACCAAGACATCGAAGATTACGACAGCGAAGTCAGTCTTAACGAATTAATAAACTATAAGGACTACAAACATGCGTTCTTCCTTATGCAAATTCGCAGTTTTAATGAAGACCTTGCCGAAGAAGGTGTCGGAGAATGGATAATTAATACTGTATCCGATTGGGCATGCCAAAACATGAACAAATTCCACAAAGGCTTAAACGCTATTTACGACGAAGACAAAAGATACACAAGTAGCTTCGTATTCAGTCTTCTAAACTCCCTACTAGAAGACAAAAACCAATTCCGAGTAAATCAAACAATTCACACAGAAACAGAAGAATCATTCATTGAATGGAGTAATGAAAACCTCGTCGATGAGCAAAACAACCCTGTATCAGCTAACCATTAATACTACCCTCAAACGACCTCGTTACTTATCACGGTAGCGAGGTCTTTTTTTGTCCCGAGTCATCAAAAAGTGGTCACGAGCAAGCTCGCTCCATTGATTAATGTCTCCCGACGGGTGAACATACCATGTTCAATCGGGCTAAAAAAAGAACACTAGCCCTTTAGGTCTATTGTTATTTCTTTAGATGGCGGGTCGCCCGCTAACTAGGTCACGAGCAAGCTCGCTCCATTGACTATAACCTCCACTGCTACATATTATGTGCGTTAGTAACCTGTAGGGTAAGGGACGCCGTCGACCCAAAACCAACGACCTTTGACCCAAAACAGGATTCCGAATCCTGTGTGCTGTCGACCCAAGTCCTTGACCCGCAAGCTTTTAGCAAGTGACATCTACCCAAGTGTATCGACTTTGTAACTATCATTGAAGTGACAACTGCCGTTGTAAGCTCTAGCAGAGTACCCCCCACCTCTCCCGTGGTACCACTATCACTACCACTCGCAGTCGCCTATCAATCACAGAAATAAAAAACTATCTTTTCGAAGGCATGATCTATCAGGCATATGAGAAGTTTATTGAGTAGATTTTATTGTTTTAGGGTTAGAATCCCGTTTTAGCATCTTAAAACAGGCAAAACACCCACCCCCCATCCGGTGGTGTGGGGGGTACCAAAAATGTACTGTGTTATACAAAAGGGAACCCGTATTTAAAATTTTTTATGTCAAATCAGAAGGTAAATAAGCTTAGAGAGGATGTTCATAACTTCATTCACGACGATGATTTTGAAGCAGCTATGAATGCATTGCGTGATGGGTTACAGGCGAAGCAAACTGTTCGCAGAAATCGTGCGGATGGGGAAAGAGGTGTCGAATATCACGAAACTCCCGCTCATACGATCAGAATTACCGCGGCAAAACTCATGCTTGAGTACGGATTTGGTAAACCAGCCACCAGAGCAGAGATTACAGTGAACGATAACACCTCAAAAGTAGCAACACCGGCCGAAATCATGTCCCGATTTAGACAATCAGGCATGGATTTGAACGAAATTGTCGATGTTTACGCAGAATCAGTTGTTGAAGCCCCTTTGGAGATCGAAAATGAATCAGACTGAAGCAGATAATTACTTCAAAAACAGTAAAAGCTACGAAATTATCGACGCTTACAACGAAGATGATGTAAATCCGCTTGAGTTCCAGGATAAAACCGACCCAAACCGCCTACCTCTAGCCCGAACCTCGTGGGGTGAAGCCCGAAACCAGGGAATTGACGGCATGCACCTTGTTCAACAAGTCCTAAAAAACCGAGCTAGTTCAAAAAGCTGGCCAGATAATATATTTGATGTCAGCCGCCAACCTTATCAATTCAGCGCATGGAATGACAAAGATCCAAATAAAGCAAAAATGGAAGCCTTGGATGAAAATTCAACAGATACAGAGTTTATTCAGGCATATGAGATCGCGGGCGAAGAGTTACCGGAACACTTAAACAAATTTAAAGACGCAGACCATTATCACACGGACAAAGTATCTCCATCATGGTCCAAAAGCCCAAAGATTCACAAAATTGGGCAGCATGGAAGTCACATTTTTTATTCAACCAAACCAGGAACCGGAGTAACCCCAGCCGCAAATTTGAAAGGCGGAACTTTATGAGCAACAAACAAGACAAAGGCCCAGGACAAAAGTTTGAACACGAGCTATCGGCGGTCTTTGTCCGCTGGTGGGAAGAATCAGACCTGGATGAAACAGAAATGGCAGAAATTGCAGTCGGCGTAATCGAACGCTTCTGCGACACCAGCGTCGAATTCGAGCCCGATTTCGATTTGGATGAGATTGAGGATGAGTAATGCACAGCCTCGAACAGATTAAATTTATGAACACCCCCGCGGAGGTAGCAAAGCGTCAGAAGCTCGCGCGGGCAATGAACAGGAGATTAAAACATGCCAGCAAAAAAGAAAAAAAGCACAGCTAAGAAAACTAAGAGCAAAAAAGATGCATGCTACCACAAGGTCAAAGCATCATATAAGGTATTCCCAAGCGCTTATGCGAGCGGAGCTATTGCCAAATGCCGTAAAAAAGGAGCCGGTAGGAAGAAGTAATGGGTGTAAGAAAGACAGCTAAGGGCGCTGCACTTAAGCGTTGGTTCAAAGAAAAGTGGACTGATCAGAATGGAAACGCGTGTGGGTCGAAAAAGACCAAAGGCGTTAAAAAATGCCGTCCCAGTAAGAAAGTTTCTAAGAAAACCCCAGTCACCTGGAAAGGAGTCGGCAAAAGAAAGAAATCTGTTGTCGCTGAAAAACGCCGGGTTGGTATGGGAAAACGAACATCATCAATTAAAAAAAGGAAAACAAAATAATGCCAGGATTTGGAAGATCATACGGTAGCAAAAAGAAAGCTACAAAAACTACTAAACGTAAAACAGGCTCAAAAAAAAAGCCTGCTGCTCGAAGTGCGCGGGTAAAAAAAGGAGGTAAGTACTAATGCCTAGAAAAAAATCCAACCCCATAAGAAAGACTACAAAAGGGAAGGGTGCGAATTACCGATCCGTAAAGGCTGGTGCTGGTATGACAAAGAAGGGGGTAGCGGCGTATCGCAAAGCGAACCCCGGATCCAAGCTCAAGACTGCGGTCACAGGTAAAGTCAAAAAAGGAAGTAAAGCGGCTAAACGTCGTAAAGCATTTTGCGCCCGATCCAAAAGTTGGAATGGTGAAAGAGGTAAAGCAGCCAGACGCCGCTGGAAGTGTTAATTAGAATTATAGTTTTATTGAGCATTCCTGCGTGCACGGTGCACAACTACCACCATTACAAACACGAGTATCGATACGATATTCGTTTGGACGACAGTCCTATACACAAGCCCAAACCAAAAGCTAGCTTTCATGACGGAGAACACTGAGCAACTAGAAAATTTAATACGAATTGATCCGGAAGTCTGGTTCAGTACATTCGGAGTAATCCGAGATAAACGAGGCAAGGACATAAAACCCGTAGCAAATACTCTGCAAAAAAGGATGTTTGCCCATTACCGTAAATGTCAGCTCGAAGACCGTCCATGCAAGATGATCATCTTGAAGCCTCGGCAAAAAGGGGCGAGTACATGTGCTCAGGCATTGACATATCATCATATGCGCAAGCATCAAAATCTCAGTGGATCTTTAATGGGAGATATTAGCGGTACAAGTGATAAGGTTTTCGAAATATACCGCCGGTATGCGGAGAGCGACCTTTTCCCTTGGGCCGAAGACGGAGGGTCAATAGCCGACGGTGGTAGCCTTGCAGATATTATAAAGTTAAAAAGTCGTAGTAATTACGGAAAAGAAACTGCTGGATCTAAAAATGCTGGAAGATCTGGAACGATCCAGGTTGGTAATATGACTGAGGTTGCATTCTGGCCTATGCAGGGCGAACGCGATCCCGCTCTTGGATATTTGCAGAGTTTATATGACGGTGACAATTTATCTTTGGTTGTTGCTGATTCTACACCTAACGGCCCAAATGGCTGGTTTTACCGAACATGGGTTCAGGACAATGAATGGGCTAAAATATTTGCCGCATGGTTTGAATTTGAGGACTCAATAATACCTTTTAATTCAGATGCTGAGCTTGAAGATTTCAAGGAAACCATGACTGACGATGAATACGAGGAAATGGAACGCTTTGATGTAAATTATGAACAATTGCATTGGCGTCGTCGTGTTCTTCAGGACAAATGCAATGGTGATCTATCCAAATTCCGTCAGGAATATCCGAGTGACCCTGAGGAATGTTTCCTTATGAGTTCTCGCCCCCGATTCCATGTCTCAAATTTGGATAAGATGGTAAAGATTGCGAATAGTGTTAAACCATTAATTGGAACCGTTGGTGTACAATCTGATAATAAAACAGGTACATTTACACCTGACCGCCTTGGAAATTGGAAAATCTATGAGGAACCGGTATATGATTCCAAATATTTAATATCGGTTGATACTTGCACGGGCGAGGATCAACAAATGCAGGGTATTGCTGCAGATCCTGACTACCACTCTGTCCAGGTTTGGAAAGCACCTTTTGAAGACTGGCATGGTGACTGGCACGTACCCCGTCTTGTCGCATTGCATCACAGCCGATTGGATATTGGTGTCCTTGCTCAGGAAATTGAGGGAGCTGCCCGTTGGTACGGTAACGCATTTATCATCCCTGAGGTTAATAATTCTGGATTGGCATTGCTAAAATATCTATTGGAATCTGGTTTAAGCGTTTATCGCCGTCGCCGATATAATGATTCTAGCGGAATGGTTGAAAAAAGCTTTGGCTGGAGCACGGATAAGGTCACAAGAAAAACAGTTATTGACCATATGGCGGCTGAATTAATTGAGGAGAATTTTGATATTCCAGATATTGATGTCCTGAAAGAAATGAAGACCTTTGTAATCAGCGATAAGGGCAAACCGCAAGCGGCCCCCGGTCATCATGATGACCATGTCCTCGCCGCGGCGATCGCTTTGTACAACATTGATAGCGCAAGCACCTTTAAAGCACCCAAAAAGAAGAAAATTACTAACCGCATGCTACGCAAAAATCCAGGTCTTATGTGCCCGGATGGCTTCATGCGTGTCCCATTAGGTGCTATTAAGAAGAATTACAAGCGGTTGATGCCGTAATTCCCCGCAACTACTCTTTTCGCTATGGATAAAGCGATTACTAGATACGCAAAAGCAAAAGGCATTTCCGAGCAGCAAGCGATTCAGCAATTTAAAAACTTAAATAAACGTTTCAACAGTTTGTATGGAACAAGCGGTTTAGGGTTTGGTGTTTTTGACATCAACAATGAAAATCAAAGAAAAGCTCACGATGCAATGGGGGCTGCTTTCAAGAAAGATCCAGCCTTATTTGAAGCTTTTGACGAGTGGCGCGAAGTTAATGGAGGTGGAGGTGTAAAAGATGCACTAATATCAGCAAACAACACGCTTGGTTTTAAAGATGGAGCCCGTGGTTTATTAGATGATGTTTTTGGAACTACTGATCAAGCAGATGCCTATGATGATTTGTTTGGCGCCTACGGTTTTACACAAAACGCAGACGGTTCTTTTTCAGAGCCTCATCGTAAAAAACTTGGCGAAAAAGCTTCCGATGAAAATGTGAGAGCAAACTCCACACCCACAGACACCAAACTAGCAGAAGAAGAAACACCAAGTCCAAAAACTTTAGACCAACCCGAGGGCGGAGCGGCTCCAGCTCCAGCAGCAACTCCAGCAGCAACTCCAGCAGCAGTAACTCAGCCCACAGGCCCAACGGGTGCAGGTCAAAGTATTAAAAATATAAATGACGCTGCTCAATCATTGCCCGCAAACGTACCACTCGGAACAGGCGGAGCGACTAAAGCAAATCGGGCTCGTATGAACATGCAGGCTGAAGCAGATCGCCAAATGGGAGATTTTATCAAGCAGCAAAAGAAGCAGTCCGACCAAAACAATTTTCTTAGAGATCGGTATGACGCAACAGGCGGACGCCGAGCCGGAGCATGGGATCGATTAAGCGATCAGCAAAAGGACGAAGCGGTAGCGAATTATAGAAATAGAAGCTTTTTCGACGACTCAAACCCGTTTCATCAACAACAGTATAATGATTTGAAAGAATCGGGGTATCAACCTCCTAAAGCTGATATCCAATCGCAATACGAAGCAGCAAGTATGAACCCACCGGTGACATCAAGACCAGATGGAACTGCTACAACGGCCGAGTTCGGATCTATGAACCCAGCTCAGCAAAGAGCTTTTATTCAGAACTATAAATACAACCCGCAAGGACAAAGCCCAGAAACAGTTAAACAGCAAGCGGTAAGCCCACTAGATGATCCTAGCATTCCAGACTATTCAGATAAAATAGTAGATGTTAAACAGCCTATAAGCCCACTAGATGATCCTAGCATTCCAGACTATTCAGATAAAATAGTAGATGTTAAACAGCCTATAAGCCCACTAGATGATCCTAGCATTCCAGACTATTCAGATAAAATAGTAGATGCTAAAAGTTCACTAGATGATCCCGGCACTTTAGACTTGGACGGAATGTTGCAACTAAAGAAAGACAGAGAGGGTCATCTTAATAGATTTCAAGGTGCGGTAAACAATTACACGGGTAATGATCCCAGAATACTCGAAGCCAATCAAAAGGGTTTAGATGAACTTCAATCTAGAGTGGATAGCGCAACATCACTACTTCCCATGCGATCATCAAGCATTCCAGACTATTCAGATAAAATAGTAGATGTTAAAAGTCCATTAGACGATCCTAGCATTCCAGACTATTCAGATAAAATAGTAGATGCAGCACCGAAACCGGTTGCCGAAAATAATCCAATTCCAGCACCAGTGGGAAAACAGGTAAAAGCTCAAACAATGTCACCAGTTTACGGAAAGAAAAGCGATGGGACGTATGGAGTAACAGGTTACAGAGATAATAATGAAATGAAAAAAAGTATGGGTGGTATGCGAGTAAAACCTTTTACGGCTGCTATGGATCGCGATAGAAGAGAAAAAGATCTTACGGATAGAGCACAGAAAGGACTCGTGTCTAATCCATTCAATTCAGATTACAACCGAGCACTGGGGCAGAAAAACGAAGACGCCTATGCTGAACGAAGAAAACGGCAGAAAGCTTTATTCAATCCGTACTTCAGCTAAACCGTAATTCTTATGTCCTTCGACGACTCAGTTCTCAACGACTTAGGAATTAAAGACAACTCGGGTGAGAAAAACGACGGGTTCGAAAAGTTTCTAAGCAAACCAATCCAAAGGCAGTATCAGCCATTTGGCGGGCCGCAGCCTCAGACCCAAAGCTCAATAGCTCAACCTCAATACGCTCCGCAAGAGCCTCAACAACAGCAAGCTCAACCGTATCAAAACTTTAATGATTATGATCTCGATGCTTACGAGCAAGTCAAGAAGCAGTATACGTATATTAATCAAGATGCCAGTGCTCATAACTCATCAGCCAAGCTATACGAGGATCGCTACGATGATTTTGTAAAGACAAAATTCAAACCATACTATCAGAGCTTAGGTGGTTTTGACGGAGATTTTGAGACTGATGACGACTACGCCAATGCGATTGAGGGTATGTACAAAGGAGACCTCACTCTCAGTCAAAGTGAAGACGGTTTTTTTGGTGAGTCTGACGAAAAAAAAGCAGCAAGAGAAAGATTAAAAGGGTTTACTCAATGGAATTCTCCAAACGGTTTACGCGACCAGTTCCAAAGATTAAAGCGAGAAAAAGAAATGCGTCGGGCAATGGCCGATCGATCCAATGCTCAGAAATCGGCTCTGATGGATCAGATGACCATGCTCCCGCGCATGCAACTTGATGATGCATTAAAAGCAAGAAAAGCGGCATCCAGCTCTAAACCTAGAAGCAGAAAAGCGACCAATGAAATGCTTGATCAAATGCAGTTCGAGGATCCTGGCATGGTCAACCCGGAAACTGGTTTACGATCAAATTTATACCGAACGGACCCAAGAAATAAAATAAAGGGTATGGTAAATCCGGAAACGGGTAAGCGATCAAAAGACTTTTACGCACAGCAAGATCGTATGGCAGCCGCAATGCGTGGAGATGTCGCTGGATTCATGACTCGTCGCGAATCAGTGTCTAAGGATCGCCAAATGCGTGACCGAGGAATGTTATTCTCTCAGAACGGAATGCTTGACGGATATCCGGTCGGCATGAGCCGTATGGATGCGGACATTCTGGATATCGAAAAAGCCCAGAAGATGGGGATCAAAGAGTATAAAGGACGACCTATTGAAGAAGCATTTAATGAATTGGGTGGAGAAGAACGTTTAAATGTAGCGAAGATTATGAATGCAGTACGGTCTGCATATTCTAACCGCGAAAAAGCACAGATTGATTGGTTAGCTGGAAATAGAAAAGAAGAGCTTAAAGCACCAATGAAGGAAGCTAATGAGTCTTTTGAAAAAGCACTACAGCTCGCAGCTCAATTTGGATTAACGGACGAGATTGTCGAACAGACCGAGAGTAAAGGATTCTTCTCTCGCATGGCGGATAGCATGAAAAATGCATTTAGCCGTGGCATGAAAATGAATGAGATGAGCAAATATGCTGATGATTTCTTTTTAAATGCCGCTGACCAATCCGAAATCGAAAAATTTATTCAGGCTGCTGAAGAGCTTGGTGAAATCCCAACCAGCTCAGCAGCAAAGAAATTTCAAAATTACAAATCAAAAGGTCTTTGGGATTCCATAAGTAATCTTCTATTTGATAATGCCGAAGCGATTCCAGAATTATTTGTGGAATCAATGTCCTCTTTCCTCCCAGCGTATGTGCGAACTGGTATGTACACCATTCCAGGCGGTGCCGCGGCTGGTGTAGCCGCCGGATTAGCTGGCGGTCCGCTTGCTCCTGTTACAGTTACCGGTGGAGCATTGTCGGGAGCAGGGATAGCCGCAAGGTTAAACTGGGGTACCGCATCCATGGTTCTTGAATATTCCGGCATGGTACTTCAGGGAATGCAGGAGTTAAATATCGATTGGCAAAACCCTAAAGTATTTGCCGCTGCTTGGAATAATCAAATCACAAGAGATGCGATAAAAGATAAAGCATTAAAGAAAGGTTTACCAATAGCATTATTAGATGCCTTTTCAGGTATGAT